GCCACCGCCGCCACCGGCAATGGCTAGATATTCGACGTCGTACGTGGTTATAGACAAAAGTCCAAAAGACCCACTAGATGCAGCACCGATGGTAGCTAGACGTGGCATATTTATTTAAACTGAGTCTGTGAAGCAAGCACGGTAAACGTGGCGCTTGCTGTTTTAATGATGGCGTATGTGTATACGTCTATTCCGCTTGCGTTGCCAATCGTAGGAGCGGTGCCGCCCTGCCATTTAGGCGTAACAGCCGAACCGTCAATCGTAACTGCGTTGTTGTAATAAGCAGTCGCGCCTTGCGTAGACATGAACGTAACCGACACGGTTTGCCCAACGCTCATTATGCTGTTAAGCGACGCAGTTGCTGAACCACGAAAATTCATGGTCCAGTTAGCTGAAGCGTTGGTCGTGTAATACAAAACGGGTTGCGTCAGCACATCATAGTTAATCGTGCCGGTAGACGCTGTCGCCGACACAGTAGTCGTTTCAAGAATGTAATTAAATGTCGTTTTGCCTGCGGTTAGCAATTGAAAACGTGTGCCATCGTACTCAACAATAACTAAAGCACTTGCAATGATGTCGCCCGCAACCAAAGGCGTAGAGCCAAACTTGGTTACAGCTTTAACACCCAAGCTGTCAATGTCTAGTGTGACGGCGCCGGTGTTTGTGTTTTGCGCGATAAAGCTGTACTGTGCTCCGGCCGTATAGCCCTCCAAAGGAGGAATAGCTAAACCCGTCAGTGCGTTGGTTCCGGCAACCGTAATCAGGTTGTTGGTTGTGGTTGGGTCGTTTACCGCGGGGATGTTGTCGTAGCTGCCAATCTGAACAAAGGTTGAGTCTTTTAGCACAAACTTGTACAACACGCCACCCTCTAGCCAAATCTCAGCGGGCGTGCGGCCTGACGAATTCAACACGATTGGGTTGGTGTTAAAGGCTGCGCCCGAGCGTGACGTGTAAGTTGACACAGGTGTCGTGGTGCCGGCGTTGTACGTGTACAGCAGACCGCCGGCCAAGGGGTCGCCGTTGCTGTCAAAGAATTGAGCGCCTGCGCCAGCTAAGTAGGAAATGTTAATTGACATCAGACTATCCCTGTAATAATGCCGTTGACAACAGTCACGGTTTTAGAATCGACGGTTGTAAAGGTGCCAGAAGCGCCGCCTTCGCCGCCTCCAAGTTGTTCATATACGGCGTTAAAAAACCTAAACCATTCGCGCGACATAAGCCCTGTTGTGGGGTCCACAATTGGCACACGAGGTGCTGGAATTTGGGTGACGTTAGCCATTTGTAGCACTCATGTGTAATTCAGCACCCATGATAGCAATCTTAACCGGATCAGTGCCTGACACCTCATAAACACGATCACGCAATTTAAGCGTCATGCCAAGGCGTCGCCAAAAGACACGGGTGCCGTACGCACCTTTAGTGCCCATTGACTGCCAATGTTCGTTAGACCACGTGTGCCCACCGTCATCGGACCAGCGCAACATGACTTGTGGCTCGACATACAGATCAATTGAATTGACGATAACAATCTCGTCTTCAATGCCCAAGTCGCCGATAGTCAACGGGGTCAGGTAGATATGCCCAGGCACTTCAGTCACGCCCACCGCACCCACGCCTGACTCAGCGTCTAATTGCAGACTGTGCTGTGCCGTACGGTTTAGGTTGTTTGTGCCGGTAGGCAATGCACGCCACGACCGCAGCCATTTCTGTACGCGGGGGCCGTCTGCGTAGACTTCTAAATCAAACGAATACAAGTTGCCGTTTTGGTAATCGCCTACGATAATTTCGCTGTTAAATGCCATTTGGCAATTGCTGCGATGACGGCCAAAGTCGCCATTGGTAAAGCTTGCGCGCTCATGCCACGCTTGCGTGGCCACGTCGTACACCCAAGTGCGATCAGCGGTAGGAAAGGTCAGCACATAAAACGCATGGCCGTCTTGCTGGTACGTGTACGCAATAGCGTCAGAGATGTCGCCGTATTGCTGAATCTGCCATTCAACAGCGTGGGTGCTAATACGAGTTCCGGTGTAACCGTTAGCGCGATAGACAATACCCCGCCCACGTGCGTCAGCACCTAGCCAAAACAGGCCGTTATCAAGCTTAGCAACCGAATAGGTAGCCGCGCATCCAATCTCGTTAAACGCGCCCTGAATGCGCTGTAAAGGAAAGTCTGCACCGCCCGCGTTGTACCAAACCTCAACCGAGTTTGTGCCAAACAGCCAAACCTCAGAGTGATCGGTAATGGAGGACACCAAACCGTCAGGGCTGCCTTCAGCGCTTGCAAAGTCAAGCGGGTCAATAGATGTAGGGTCAAGCAACTCTGTTACCCACACCCGCTGGCTGTCGGGTTCAATAAAGACAAAGTAGCCGCCAAGGTAAGACACGGTCAGTGCGCCTGGGAAGTCTACGTCTGTGATCTGGCCAAACGCTAGTGTTGTAGCGTTATAAACAAAGCTTGGGCCGTTACACGCCACAAACAAATGCGTGCCATCATCGGCCATTGACACGGGGCCGTCGTTAGCCAGCGTGCCAATTGTTGTAATGTTGTATTCCGTGTCTAACTTATATAGGGTATTCCCTGATGCCACATACGCGTATCCGCCAAACGTCCACAGCCCACGTACAGGACCCGTGCCCACTGCGACTTCAAGCTTTAAACCTGGCGCGCGGTTAAGAAACGCTGGGGTATGCCCACCCTCGGGAATAATCTCAGGAAAGAGATTGATCATACGGTTATCCGCAGCATTGACGCTGCGAGCCGTATAAGCTGATCCGAGGATAGGTGACTGCATTAGTAGTTACCCGCAAAAATGTTAAAGCGCTGACGTGTGGCCACAATCGAGTATGGCAAGGACATGATGTCGTCAGGATTGTTGATGCGCTTCAAGTTACGTTTAGACGTCATCGCAACGCGCTGCACCGTAGGCGAGGGCTCAACACCAAACTCGGGAGCGAGCTCACACGCCAAATTGTATTTAAACGCGCGGAGATACCCTGGCGGAAACGCCAAGGGCGTGCTTAATAGCGCGGGCGTTGTAAGCTCTTGAACCGACACAAAATGCCATTCCAGTACCTTAGTTGGCACTGGATAGACGGTCATTGTGATGTTGGGGTAAGTCATATTCACAAACATGACTTGTGGATAAGTTGACGTGACCGTTTTGACCGCGATACCGTTGTATTGTTGTTGGTTAATCAGCTTAATGCCAAATGAAATGCCAGAAGCAGGATCGCGGAAATAAGTTGAATCGTCAATAAGAATCGGGCGGTTTCCAATGAAATCTCCCGTAGGACCAAGGGTGCGGGTTATAAACCCAGGCGTCCAAGAAAAGACTTGGTCTTGCGTAGCATAAACCGACAATCGCTCAGTATTCCATGAGTCAATCATCTGGTTAAGTGTTGCCAGCGCATCCTCAGACGTAGCGGCTGAGGGCACTTCAGCCTCAGCTAGTTGGCCGATTAGGCGTAACGCCCCATTGATTTGATCGCCGGCTGTTGTACTCATGGCTACTCCGCGGTTTTACGTTTACGTTTTAGCTCGTTTACCGGCTCCGCCTCGGGCGTATCCAAAGTATAACGCACCCAACCGTTTTTTTCATCTTCTTCGGCTTCAAGTTCCATCGTGGCAACTTTTTGACCGTGCAGAGGGTGTTGTAAGTATATGTTCATTTTGAGTTGGGGGCCGAGGCCCCCGCCTTATTAAGCGCAATGAATAATTGCAAAGTTGATCACAACAGCTTCAGCCAAAGGGCTTGCGCTGATGTTACGCAACGTAATAGTCGCCGACCCTGCACCCATGCTAGATACCCAGCAGTTGTACGCAGCCGATGTACCGTTAGTGACGTTTAAGATCAACACGTCTTTAGCCGTCAACAAACTGTTAGTCAACGTAAATGTGACGTTAGTAGTTGCAGCTAAAGAAGCTGCGTTCATTGTAATACGCCCTGCTGAATTATTTAGCGTAACTGCTGTAGCTTTGTCTGTCAGCTGAGTAACTGCGCCTTGTGCAGCAGCGGAGTAACCAATTTCAGAAGTTGCGTACACTGTCGTACCAACAAAAGTATTAGGTGTTACAGCACCAATAGGTGTGTTGTCAATTGTACCGCTTGATAAATCAGGGTCTGAGTAGGCTACGCCTACTGGTTTGGTATTAGCCATAATATTTCCTTATAAAACCCGCCCCGAAGGGCGGGGTCGTTACATTAGCTAATGCGGTATGCAGTCCAAGTGCCGTCGCC